GCCGACCGACCCCCTCCCGCTCGCTCACTCACACAAAACTCTTTGTGCTCGTTCGCTCGCTCCTTCCCCCTAGCCAGGGGGAGCCCTATTAAGATACTACACCCGGAATACGCTTGTCAAGAGTTTTCTTCAATCGCGCAGATATTCCCCCGGCAAAAGAACAGCTTAGCTCGCGCGAACCCGCGGTACTTATACTCACTCTGAGTACGCTTTTGCGCAAACCGGCCAGAATCAAGCGCTTAGCTCGAGCCGGCGCAGCAGAGCCGGACCAGTAGGCCAGCGGACTACCGCTCGTCGGGCGAAACCGACCGTTCGTCGGAGCGGACCGGCCCTTGCGCCGAGGTCCGGCCAGGACCGAGGACCGGCCTAGCCGGTGCCCCCGCTGTGGGAAGGCTGGAGGTACTGTCACTTTCTGTGAGGCGGGACCCCCCTGCCCCCCAGTCCGTCCGAGCGAGGCGCGCCCAGCTGGCTGGCGAGCGCGCTGGCGCCCGGCTGTGCCGGCCGGACGGTGCAGCCAGCTGGCTCGGCGCGCACCGTCGAGGCGAGCCGTGCTCGCCGCAGGTGCGACGCACCAGCGCGGCGCAGGCCGGCCGGGGGAGGGGAGCCTCTCGCCCCGGCCACTCGTGCGCGGCGGGAGCTATGGGCGGGCAGGCCCCAGTAGCCGGGGCCGCCCCGCGCCACCGGCATCAGCCCGGGGCCCGCACGAGCACGCTCCCGGCACGGCTAGCCAGTAGCGCCCCGTCGCGTCGAGTGTCCAGCCCCAGCGCGTCATCCTCGCTAGGCCAGAACGGGGCGCCCTTGCGGAGCGGATGCCGTCGCCTTTCGACTGAATTGCTTGTGGTCGCATGGTCTCGTTACTCCTCTAGTGCTCGAATGGTCATGGGGGCGGAGCCGCCGCCACGGATCGAATACCGGCGGCGCGCCCCAGTCGGCCCTGCGAGCGTCAGCGTCGCGCCCGGTCGCAGCTCGCGCACCGCAGCTACACCCCGCGCCCACGAGAGGCAAGCATCATAAGTGCCGGCTTCGTGGGTCAGCGGCGCAAGGGCCGGCTCGTTGATTGCCGCGCGCCACATCAGCGCTTGACCAGCCGCAGGCGCCGCGCGGGCCGATAGATCGCGCCGACGCGCGGGCCGCCGATCCAGCGAGCCGCGTAGGGGTCGCCGCCGCGCTGGCGATAGTCCTCGCGCAGTCGCGCGAACGGCAGAATGCGAAAGTATATCATACCGCACCCCCGCGCAGACGAAACGCGGTCGGCCACTCGCGGCCGGCCGCCTCGCTCGTGCTGTACGGGTCGCATCCGCGCCGCTTGGCGGCTCGCAGCGCGCTGCGGATCAGGTCGCGCTCTCTCGCGGTCATGCGCCGCGCCCGATCAATTCCCGGCTTGCTCATCTGCCTACCCTCCTGCCGGCGGGGTGCCGGCGTGGATAGTATCCACCAACTGGCCGCAGTCGTCGCGGTGTTTATTTGAGACAACTTTTAGCCGTTTTCGGTTGTTTTCACACCACCCGCTAGGACCGGCGATCGACCCCTAACCAATACCAGCGTGACGGGGTCCGCGAACGCGGCGCTAGCGCCCTCTCCATGCGTTATACGCTAACCGATTGTTGGCACGCTCTTTGCTAGGACAGATGCGCCGACATGCAATCGCCATGCCAGCCGACCCGACTCGCGCTGGCACGATATTTTCCCGGCACTTTAGCGGGATGCTTTGCTAGAGTCTCGGTTAGCCAGCATCTCGTTGGCGCTGGAGGTTAGGCAGATGGCACATGAATTAGACTTTTCAACTGGCCGCGCCGCGATTGCGTTGCGCGGCGGCGCCGCTTCAGCGTGGCATCGCCTCGGCGAGACGATCGAACCCGACGATGACGTGGATACGATCGCGCGCAAAGCGGGTCTCACATATCACGTCAACAAGGCTCCCGCGCTTTATCACTTCGGCCCGGCGGGCGTGCTGCGCGACTCGGGCGCAATGGTCACGTACCGGGACGACACGGGCGCCGCGCTCGGCATCGTGTCCGATGCACGGTATTCGCTGGAAGGGCGCCAGCCGCGCGATGTCGTCGCATTCTTCCGCGATTTCCTGCGGTCAAACGGTCTCGCAATCGAAACGGCTGGCGCGCTCCGGGGCGGGCGCTCAGTATGGTGCCTCGCGAAACTCGGCGCCGATTTCGCCTACCTCGCACCGGGAGGCGACCGGACGGACGGATACGTGCGTCTGTCAACTGGATTCGACGGGAACCGCGCCACGGTACTGGACGCGACGACCGTCCGAGTAGTCTGCGCGAATACTGAGCGCATGGCCGACGCTGAGACCAAGGGCAAGGGCTGCCGCGTTAGCCATTCCAGCGCGTTTGACGCGCGGGCCCTCCAATCCGCCTTTGGCTTGCTCGGCGAGCGCTGGCGCATCACCTGCGACGTTTGGAGCGCGCTCCAGCAGCGTCGCGTGACGGACGAAGAGGCGCGCGAGTTCTTCTGTCGCGTCTCCGAGGTCGATCCGGCCGACGTCGGTAAGGTCGGCAAGGACGGCAAGCGGGTGCTGGCGACTCGCACGCTCAATGGGCTCCAGACATTGGCGAATGCCTACCGGACCGGACCGGGCGCGCAGCTGGCGGGCGCCCGACAGACGGCTTACGGATTGCTCAACGCGGTCACGTATTACGCGGACCATCAGGCGACGGTACGCGACACCTACGGCGACGGGCCGGCGCTGGCGCGGCTGGCCAGCGCCACCGAAGGAACGGGCGCGGCGCTGAAGGACCGGGCGCGCAAGTTCGCGGCGGAGCTTGCGGGGGTGGCGCTGGCCGCGTAGTCTAGCGATCTAAGCCGGTCCGCTCGCGGGGCCGGCTTTCGTGGCCAGATTACCGGAGGATTCCGCAATGATCGACCTTGAGGCAATCCAGTCGTATCGCGGTGGCTGGCTGATCCGGCCGGCCGGCGCGCTGGGAACAATCGGCTGGCACCCGTGCGCATGGGAAGCGTACCGCGTGCCGCGTTCTCAAGCGCGCAGCGCGGCGGATGCAATCAGGCGGGCCCGTCGCGACGGACCGGCATGGTGCCGTCATGCTGGCTAGCACGTTCCTTGCTGTAGGGATCGACGCGGCGCCGACCGTCCACATTCTGGCCCCGGCGGAGCGGGCCGCGCTCGACGCGCGGTTAGCGCTGGCGGCGCGGCGCGACTCGGACGCCGCTCGGCTGGAAGCGTACCGGCGCACATTCGGGCCCGGAGTGCGCTGGGCTTTCCCGGCCGGGCCCGCGATGCTGAATTGGCTGGCTCTCTATTACGACGGTCCGCACCGGGACGCCGTGCGCGGGCTCGCGGCTTGCCTCGCGACCGGAACGCCGTTCGGGCCGGATTCCGGGCCCGATTCGGGCCCATCCGGCGGCGAACGCGTGCCGGTCGGCCCCAAGCCGGCCCCCCGATCCCCGGCCGGCCGCGCGCCCGTCCCGGCCGATGCGCTGGCCTTCTAGCCGGCCCCGGCCGGCCCCCGGCCGCGCGCCGGGCCCCTGGGGGGGGGCCGAGCGCTGGGCGGCGCGTCCTATGGGCCGCCTATGAGGAGAAAACGAGGAGCTTGCGCGCGGCATCCGAGGCGTGTTAGGATTCGATCACCAAGACGGCCTATGGGCCCAAGATGAGGAGGATGACATGGCGAAGTGCATCAAGGACTACCGGAGCAACAGCGGCGGTACGTCGTACCGCGGCGAGATCGTCGCGCGCGAGTCCGAGATCCGCGCGTGGCTGGGGGAGCCGGGGGAGGGGGACGGCTACAAGGTCTCGTTGAAGTGGCGCGGCCGGGTGATTGAGGACGAGACAACCGATTTGGCGGGGCGCGTCTTCACGCTCTACGACTGGAAGGAGACGAACCTGTACGACGAGGATCTCCTGACGCCCGCGCATCTGCACGAGCTCAACTTCCCGCGCGAGTGGCACATTGGCGGCTTCGACGAGAAGACTGCCGAGCTCGTCAAGCAGGCGTTCGCGGAGTGGAGGGACGCGCGATGAACGGAAAGAAGGCCAAGCTACTGCGCCGCGCGTTCGGCACGTCGCGCCATTCGTTGCCCGGCGGCTACGCGAACGTCGGGGACGCCGTCTACGTGCTCGCGCACGAGATCGGTTACTGGCGCGACGAGGATCGCGGTTACCACGAGCGCGCCTATCGCGCCGGCTACGTGGGCGCGATCCGCCCGCGCGATGGCAAGCGCGCACCGATCGTGCGCAAGTCTGGGGCGCTCTATCGCCGGGCGAAGCGCATCCTGACGAACCCGCGGTACGCCCAACTTGACAGTCGGCCGGCGTGATGTTAGCTTATCGGCCGTTACCGTTCGCGCTGTCGGTCCTAGAGCGAAGGGCACCCAAGGTGCCCGACGTGAATAGCGCGCGACGCTCTAGCCGAGCGAACACAGGCTATCCGGGCAACGCTGGCCCCTTGCGCCCCGGCTCCGTCATACGGTCGCACGTCTCGGGACGTGCTCCGGATGGCCCGCTGGCTTCGGCTGGCGAGGAGTCCGAGCTCCGGCTCGGACGGAGGAACGCTGAGTACTCCGCGCGTCTGGCCGGCTGGGCCGGATGACGGAGGAAAAGGGGCTTGGTGTACCCGCGCATTGGCGCGGGGGCGCCCTATGGAGGTAAAATGAGCAGGAAACGCCACAAGAACCAGCGTCCGCCGATCTTCGGCAAAGGGTCCGAGTACCTGACGCGGCTGCCCGGCGACGATCTGGCCATCGAGGAGCGCGAGCTGGGGACCGTCGGGACTACTGCCGACGGCCGTCCGCGCGAGCTTGACTACCGCGCGTTCGACGTGGTAGATTGGTCCGCCGCCGATGAATACGAGGAGTGGAACTAGCGTGAGCTACACCAAGGCCGATTACCAGAGCGCCCGAGAGAAGGCCGGCGCGCTGGCGCTCAGCCGGCGCCAGCCGGGCACGGCCAAGGAGCTTTGCCCGCTCTGCGAGGGCGGCGCGCACGCTGAGCGTTCGTTCGCGCTGACCGTTGCCGACGACGGCGTGAGCTGGGCTGGATTCTGCCATCGCGCCAGCTGCAAATTCTCGGCGCGCGGCTCCGGTACCGGCGGGGGCGGTCAGACGGCGTTCACGCCGCCCGCGTTCGAGGCGCGGCCCTACGAGCGCCCGACGCAGGCCGTGCGGCGCGACTGGACGCCGGACCCGTGGCACACTCGTTTCAAGCGAGCGCTTGGTAGCAACTACTGGGACGTACTCGACGATAGCGGCGTTCGTCAGTGCGCCGACGACCGGCTCGAATTCGTGTTCCCGCTATGGGGCGTGGATCACCAGAGGCGCGGCCACATCTCGCGCCGCGAGAACGAGGACGGCTCGCGTACCGTGCGGACGTGGCGCACCCAACCGGGGCCGGTGTACTCATGTTACTGGCCCGAGATCTTCTCGTTCGCGCGCCGCGGAGACGGCGAGGTCTGGCTGGTCGAGGACCACTTGTCGGCTATCCGGCTGGCGAGCTATGATGACGGACCCGGAGCCATCGCGGTCGCGCTTTGTGGCACGAACGTCTCCGGCGATCTCGTGCGCGAGCTGGCGCCGCTATGGCGCGAGTATCCGCGCGTCTATGTCGCGCTTGACCCAGACGCATCGAGCGAAGCGTTGCGCATCGCACTATGGCTGCGCAATGAGCGGGGCTTGGATGCGTGGCCGGTGTTGCTGGGGGACGACATCAAGAACCTGCCGGAGCGTACGTACCACGAGCTCCGCCAGTACTGGTCGCGATAGGAGGACGAATGGGCGAGCTACAGAAGCGGCTGCGGAGCGTTCGCAGCAAGGTATGGGGGACAAACGACTACGCGCCGGACTCTCTGTGCTGTGCAGCCGCCGACGCGCTCGACGCGCAGGACGCGGAGCTTGGCCGCTGCCAAGCGGAGATCGTGCGGCTGACGGAGGATGTCGAAACGTGGCGAGTAGAGGCATCAACGTCTCGTCGCGACATGAAGAAGCTGGCTCAAGACCTCGATGAGTATCAAGTCAACGTGTCGGAGTCACTGGATCGCACTACTGCCTATGAGGCCGAGATTAAGGCCGACCGAGACAACTGGAGAAGGTTGTGTCAGGAAGGTTGGGTCGAGGTAGCCGACGGTCCTGTTTCGAGGAAGCTGCGAGAAGATTTAGCGACATGGATTATGCAGCACAGCTTCGCTACTGGACACGGCGACTCGCATACAGACCTGTTGGGTGAGCTAGGCCCACAGATCGACGCCCTCCGCGCGCGGGCCGAGGCGGCGGAGAACAGTGGATGGGTGATTGAGGGACAATGGTCGCCAACAGACTCGCCTGATTACTGGATCGGATCGTCAGCGTGGACGACGGATCACATGCGGGCGCTGCGGTTTGCTCGACGTGAGGATGCGCAACAGGCTGCCGATTTGATGCTATCGGGTGTAAATGTCCGCATCTGCCTCCATGAATGGGAAACTGCCGCGCGAGGTGGGGCATGAGAATTGGTTATGCAGACCCGCCATACATCGGCTGCGCTCACCTCTACCACGACCACCCGGACTATGCCGGCGAGGTTGACCATGTTGCGCTGGTGGACCGCCTGCAATCTGAATTTGACGGCTGGATTCTACATGCCGGCGCGACCCCCCGAAGCCTAGCCGTACTAGCGCCATTGGTTGAGTCTACGGGCGCAAGGTGGATGGCTTGGGTTAAGGGATTCGCCGCATTCAAGCGGAACGTGAGTGTTGCCTATGCTTGGGAGCCAGTTATCGTGAAACCGGCGCGGAAGCCGGTGGTATCCAAGCGGCTGGTGATGCGCGACTGGATCGAGTGCCCGATTACGCTGCGGCGCGGACTGACCGGGGCCAAGCCCGAAAAGGTTTGCCATTGGGCATTTGAAGTGGTCGGAGCGCATCCGTCTGATGATCTGGTCGATCTGTTCCCGGGAACCGGGGCGGTTGCGCGCGCGTGGGGAACGTGGCGCGGGCTGTTCACGCTCCCGGCTGTGGGTGCCCCATGACCACGCGCGAGCTGATCGAGGCGGTGCTGGAGCCGAAGCAGCGCTACTACCGAGGGCCGTACAGTGAGGAACTCGCTTCGTCCTTGTATCCCGCCGTCCCGCGCCGAGACTACGACGCCCTGCGCGCTGCGTGCGCGGCGGTGCTGGATGAGGTAATCGAGGCAACGGCGTCGGAAGCGACATGGCGACAGGTGTTCGACGCTCGCGTCAACGCCCGCGCGCTGCGGGAGAGGATGAAGGGATGAGCGCCGGGACTTGCCGATTTTGTATGGCATGGCTGTGGCACAGGGCCACGTGCTTCCGCTGCGGGAGACGCCAATGACATCGCTAGCAACCGCCGTTGAAGGCATGAAGCATTGGGACTGGTGCCCTATCTGCCGTGGTGGATTGGATACTGGCCTTGAGTGCGCAGAATGTGGCGCTGACCTCATGCCGATCCAAAAGGCCCTGTATCAGAGAGCCGGCAGTCCTATTGCCGCGTCAGTCTTGAGCCGAATTCGCGCACGCGCAGATCGCTGTAGACTTGGCTACGGGGGCAAAGCGTGGGTGACTTCTGATCCGAAATCAGAAGTAGTCGAAGATCGTATGTGGCTGCTTGAGTTCATTGACTGGCAGTCCCGCGAGATGAATCAGCTTCGCGAGTCGCTCCAATATGCGGCCGATTCGTTCCGCAATCTCGGTTGCGCTGTTGATGCCGATGATTGTGAGGAAGCCATCAAAGAATCCCTGAGCGGGGGAGCCCCCGGCGAACCTGATGCCTGCCGCACGGCACAGGAACGTGGCATTGCGGCGGCCACTGGCGCGGGACAACATCCCGCTGACAACCCGGAAAGCGCGGGTGACAGTGCGGAAAGGCGCTCTCCTGTTGGCACTCGTGGAACGCCAACGCCGGACGAGAGTAACCGGCCAGAAATAGTCACCATGAGTGAGCGAAACGTAACTCCCATAAACCAAGGCAATGCCGCGTTGGCTCAGTCGCGAGCCAAGTCGTCCGGCGCGGGCCGTCGCCTTATAGGCGGAGAGTGGATTTTCAATGACGACGACTTGGCGCGATTCCACGATTACATGATCGCCATCGGCATGGCGGAAGCCGCAATCATCTGCGAAGGAGAGGCCGAAGATTGGAAGCGGTGCGGGAAGGGGGATACGAGCGCGCTTTACATTCACAAAGCCGATACAGCCATGGACTTGGCGACACAGATACGCGCCGCTGCGCCGAAGGTTGCGCCATGACCGCCGCCGACATCCTACGTCCGCCGGGGTCAATACACCGTGGCCGCTGGATCAGCGAAGCCATGCACCGCCGCGTGCTGGCGCTGGTGAGGGCATGTGAGGAACACATGGCAAATGCCGATCGTGGGTGTGCGCCAGTTTGGGACGCCGTAGACGCCCTGCGAGCGCAGGCAGAGAAGGAGGCGAATTGAAATGTGTACCGTCTCGATGGTAGTAGATCAATGGTTCCCGCAGCAACCTACTCAGCCGTGGCCAAACCAAGTTCCTTGGCCTGTTGTGCAGAAAGACCCTGAACTTGCGCGCCAAATGCTTGAGGTTTTGGAGCGGCTGGAAGCCTTAGACAAGCGGTTCGGCCTGCTGGAACAATGCAAGGTTGCGGAACCCGAAAAGCGCCGCATCAAGGCAAAGTTGCGCCGCATTGCCAAGAAGCCCAAGCCATGACCATCCGCGAGCAGATCGAGGCGTGGCCGATAGCCGCCCGCGCCGTTCTAGCTGCGCTCGAGCTGGGCGCACGAACCTTAAGGGAGACTGAATGAGCTTGCCCCGCCAACTGCTGGCCGCTGCGATAGCGAGCCGTCCCGCGTTCGACGCCATCCTGGCGGCCGGCGAGACGCAGGCGTTCCAGGGCCAGCTTGCGACGCTATGGCACGAGCTCGTCTCGTGGTACGAGAAGGACCCGGCCGCCGAGTCCGCGGACCCCGAGATGCTGGCGGCGCTCGTCTCGCAGCACGGCCAGGGGCCGAAGAAGCAGCGCGAGCTGGTCGAGCTCGTGGCCGACATCGCGGCGACTCCCGCGAGCGTAGCCAACGTCGCCGAGCTGGTCCGTCGCGCAGCCCTCGAGCGCGCTGGCCACGCGCTGGCCGCCAAGCTGGTCTCCCGCCACGAGCCGGACGATCTTCGCGCCGCGCTGGCCGACTACCAGACGCTGCTGGATGCGCCGGAGGCTGGCGCCGAGGAGGCCGAGGACGACTGGCGGGGCCTGATCCAGCGCCGCGTAGACCCGGCCAAGAAGTGGCGCATCTCGCCGAAGGCCCTCAACGAGGTCTTAGGAGGGGGCGTCCTGCCCGGCCACAACCTGACGATCTTCGCGCGGCCCGAGGTCGGCAAGACCGCGCTCGGCATCACTATGGCGTGCGGCTTTGCGCGCCGCGGGCGCCGCGTGCTCTACGTCTGCAACGAGGAGTCGGTGGACGACCTGCGCGTCAGGGCCATGACCAACTTCCTCAAGAAACCGGCCGCCCAACTCATGGACGATCCGGCCGGCAACGAGCTGGCGGCGATCGAGAAGGGCGCGTCCAACCTGTTCTTCCGCGAGCTGGCGCCGGGCACTATGCCGGAGCTGGAGCGGCTGGTGCGCACGCTGCGCCCGAACGTGCTGGTCGTGGACCAACTGCGCAACCTGCGCGCCAAGACCGAGAGCTATACGCAGTTGCTTGACCGGGCCGCCCAGTTCGTGCGAGCCTTGGGCAAGCGCTATGGGCTCGTGACGATCAGCCTGACCCAAGCCGGCGACTCGGCGCGCAACAAGGGCGTGCTGGACGACGGCGACATCGATTCGAGCAATACCGGCATCCCCGGCGCCGCCGACGTGCTGATCGGCGTCGGCTGCAACGACGGCCTACGCGCCGCCGGGCAGCGCGTGCTGAGCCTGTGCAAGAACAAGGTGAGCTCGCGCCACGAGCACTTCACCGTCTATCTCGATGAACCGTTCTCTAACGTAAGGAGCTAACCATGTCCCGCCCAATGTCCTACCGCCAAGCCTGCACCCTGATCTTCGACGACGCCGACGTTATCGACGCGCTGGTCGACGTGGTTGAGCAGAGCAAGAACTGGGGCGACTTCCGCACCCGGACTCCGGCCTGGGTGCTGGTCACGCTGATCGACGCCTACAAAGCGCTGGCCGAGCAACAGCTCGGCGACCGCATTCCGGTCGTCGTGGACGACGAGGACGCCGGCCGGTGCGACGAGCCGTGAGTACGCCCGTATCGCAGGAGATGCGCTACTTCGAGGCGTGGCTGGACGCCAACTCCGAGAAGAGTTACACTGATCCGGTTCTGGCCTACTGGCAGGCGTTCAAGGGGGAGGTCTCGTGGCAGATACCGGGCGTCAGCATGAAGATCGGCGAGACGGTGCGCCGCGTCCCCCAGTGGGAGCGCCTGATCTGGGAGCTGGCGAACTACTACCAGCCGCGACTTCGGTCGGGGATCTGGAAGCAGGTTTTCCGTGGTATCTGCCGACGGAACGGGGAGTGGACGTGCGACGATGCTACGGTCGCGCTGCTCTCACACTTGACTTCGAGACGACCAATGCGGATAAGGGTGACGCCTGGAACCCGAAGAACCGAGTGGTGCTGGCTGGATGGAAGAGCGCCACGGGCTCGGCGACTTGCCGAAGCTGGGATCGTGCTGCGCGATCCGAACTCCAAGCAGCTCTCCTTGCCGCTCGAGTTCTGATAGCGCATAACGCGCGATTTGAACTGGCGTGGCTCGAGCGCGAGGGCCTGCCGTGGCGCCACCTGCTGGTGTTCGACACGATGCTGGCGGAGCGCGTCCGGGCTGGCAACCGGCCGTGGCCGCTCGATCTGGGCTCGGTGTGCGCCCGCTACGGGCTGGCCACGAAGGAGCCGCTGATCGACGCGCTCATGCGGGGCGGTGTGTGTCCGAGTGAGATGCCGGAGCATCTCTTGCGCGAGCGCGCGGTACGGGACGTGGAGACGACGGCGGAACTGGCCCGGCTACAGATGGCGGCCCTTGACGCCGACGGCCAGATCGAGGTAGCTTATACCCGGTGCGTTCTGGTGCCCGTGTTGGTTGAGATCGAGCGAGAGGGGATGACGCTCGACGGGGAGCGAGTCCAAGAAGAATACGCTCGAGTCGCACGGGAGCTTGGGGATACGGAGCGCGCCCTCGGCGAGCTGGCTGGCGGGATCAACCTCCGCTCGCCAGCCCAGCTCGCCGAGTTCTTGTACGAGAAGCTCGGCTTCTCCGAGATCAAGACGCCCTCCGGCAAGCCCAAGCGCAACGCGCCCAGCAAGCGTTTTCCCGACGGCGCCCCCAAGACCGACCAGAAGACGCTGGCCCTGCTGCGCGCCCGTACCAAGGCTCAGCGCGAGTTCCTTGAGCTGCGCAAGCGCTATGGCAAGCTCGACGCGCGCATGACGAAGTGCCTGCGCTTCTACAAGGGCGTCGTGGACGAGCACGGCGGTACGTTCCGCGCCCAGTTCCACCAGACGCGCGTCGCGACGCACCGGCTTAGCTCGACGGCCCGCCCGCTGTACCTGGCGCAGTTTCAGGAGGAGCTCGGCGCCCAGCTCCAGAACCAGCCGCGCGAGTACAAGCGGCTGTTCACGTCACCGGACCCCGACTACCTCGTAGTCGAGGCCGACGGTGCCCAGCTGGAGTTCCGCGTCGCCGCGTTCCAGGGCCAGGACGAGGTTGCGTGCCGGTCGATCGTGCGGGGCGAGGACGTACACCGCTACTCGGCTTCCGTGCTGTTGAACAAGCCCGAGAGCGAGGTCACAGACGCCGAGCGCACCGCGGCCAAGCCCGAGACGTTCAAGCCGCTGTACGGCGGCGAGTATGGGACCGACGCGCAGATGGCGTACTACAAGGCGTTCAATGAGAAGTACGCGGCGATCTACCGGACTCAGATGGGCTGGGTCCACGAGGCGGTACGGGACAAGGTGCTGCGAACCCCGTGGGGGATGCGTTTCTATTTCCCCAACGCGCGGATTGACGACCGCGGGCGGTGCGCGGACAAGCCCAACATCTTCAACTACCCGGTCCAGTGCCTCGCTACCGCTGAAATCATTCCGGTAAGCTTGACATACCTGTACTGGCGGTGTAGCTTGTACGGCATCCGGGCCAAGTTCGTGAACACGGTCCACGACTCGGTAGTGGCGCTGGTACACAAGGACGACCTTGAGCGGTTCAAGGAGCAGGCCAAGCTGGCGTTTCTGGACGACACCTACGGGTATCTGGAGGTCGTCTACAAGATGGAGATGAACGTGCCGCTGGGCCTGGGAATCAAGGCCGGCTCGCACTGGGGGGAGGGCAAGGAGGAGAAGTTCTCCAAGCCCTACAAGACGGTTCTGGCAGACTAAGAGGAGGACAAGATGGCGAAGTTCACAACGGAGCCGGCCGGGCTCAAGCTCACGCTCGAGCTGAGCCAGCAGGAGGCCGAGCAGCTCGCGGGGCTCTCCCGCACCGCGGCGTGGAGCTATTCGACGGCGTGGCTCGAGTCCCTGTTCGAGGCGCTCGCGGACGCTGGTGTCGGGCGTTACGTCGCGTGGAAGCTCAGCTCGGACGCGATCGTGGGCGACGAGGTCGGCTGCGGGCTGGAGCTGATTCCCGGCGATAGCGAGGAGATCGTCTAATGGCAGCGTTCAAGGGCAAGGTCAAGAAGGTCATCAAGAAAGAGTTTGAGGACGGCGGCGTCAGCATCAGCTTCACGCTGGCCGGCCAGGAGCCGTTCTTCCGGCTGGGCAGCAAGCGCCTGGCCGGCGTGGTCGAGGAGGGCAACTCGATCGAGTTCTACGGTGAGCAGGTCTCCGACAAGGCCGTCAAGGTCAAGACCGACACCGTGAAGGCCGCGTCGGGCAAGCCGGCCGGAGAGGGCGGTTCGAGCGCCAGCTCGGCCCGCAGCGACACGAGCCACGACATCCACTACCAGAGCGCGCGGAAAGATGCGCTGGCGTTCGTCCAGGTGGTGATCGCGGCCGGTGCCATCAAGTTGCCAGCCAAGGAGTCCGGCAAGCTCGAGGCTCTCGAGGCGGCGCTGGACCGCTACACCGCGGCGTTCTACGCCGACATCGAGACCAAGGGGGCGGTGGCGCGGGTGAAGGGGCCGGCCAAGCCGGCTGACGAAGAGCTGGCGGAGACCGGAGACGATGACGATGGCGACGACGAGTAGAGGGGGCAGTGTGAGCGTCCTGGGGCTGCTTACGGTGCTGTTCGTCGGGCTCAAGCTGACGGGCTACATCGCGTGGTCGTGGTGGTGGGTGCTGGCTCCGACGTGGATTCCGCTGGCACTCACGGTGGCGGTCATCATCGGGACGCTGGCCCTCGTGGGCGGAAGGAAGATGTGACGTGAGCTTGCGCCAGGCAATCAACGCGAAGTGCCGCGACTGCATCTACGATCCCAAGTCGAGGCTTGGGACCTGGCGCCAACAGGTGGACGGGTGTACGGCGGTAAGATGCCCGCTGTACCCCGTCCGGCCAAGGTCGGACAGCCCGAGGAGCGCAGCGCGTGATTCTGCTGATCGACGCTGACTACATCGTCTACCAAGCGGGCTTTGCCTGCGAGAGCTCTGGCTACCTGCTGGAGGTCGAGCTGCCCGGCGGCGAGGTCAAGTACGGCTACGCGGATACCGCGGCCGGCGCGAAGGTCTGGCTGGACCGCGACAACTGGCCGCTCGGCACCAAGATCCGCGAGGCGGAGCGCGTCGTTAACGAACAGCCGCTGAGTCACGCAAGGCAGATGGTGCGCCAGGTCTGCACGAAGATCGAGCGCCAGGCGGCGGAACTGTACGGCAAGCAGTTTTCCGACGGAGCGATCATACCGCCCGACGAAGTCTGCTACTACCTGACCGACGGCGCGTCGAACTACCGGCTCGAGCTGGCCACGATCAAGCCGTACAAGGGCAACCGCGCCGCGCTCCACAAGCCGTTCTGGTACAAGGAGCTGCGCGCGTTCCTCCAGGCCGAGTACGCGGCCCGGCTGACAGCCGGTAACGAGGCGGACGACCAGGTCATCATCGACGCCGAGAGGCTCAAGGGCGTTGACGACTGCGTGATCGCCAGCGTCGATAAGGACCTGCGCCAATGGCCCGGCCTGCTCTACAACTGGAAGGCCGAGACGCTCGAGTGCATAGACGAAACGTCGGCACTTGTCAACTTCTACCGGCAGATCCTAACAGGCGACGTGACCGACAACATCGCCGGCTGCTACAAGTGCGGCGAGGGCCGTGCGGCTCACGTGATCGGCCACGACATGAACGAGGAGGAGATGTGGGAAGCGTGCCTAAGCGAGTTCGAACTAAGCCGCGCAAAGGCGGGCTGTCCTTACGCGCAGCTAAGCGCGCGCGACGCGCTGCTGGAAACCGCGCGCCTCGTGTATCTGCAAAGGCGGCCGGACGAGCTGTGGATGCCGCCGAGAGAGCGCGGTCTGGCTTCGAGCGTCGCATCATGGCTGATCTCGAAGCGCGAGGCATCGCGTACGCCTACGAGCCCGACGCTCTCAAGATCGTCATCCCAGTTGCCCGCGTCCGATGCCAGGCGTGCGGCGAGGCGGTCACGCGCGTCACGCGCTACACTCCAGACTTCCGGTTCGTGCGCGACGGAAGCTGGTTCTACGTCGAAGCCAAGGGCAAGCTCACGCCGCACGAGCGGCGTCGGCTCGAGGCGTTCTGGGAGCAGTGGTGCGGCGAGGGCGGCTACGGCTTCGCCGTCCTATTCCAGCGAAACAACTGGCTGACGGCCGGCAAGAAAAAGAGGTACAGCGATTGGGCCGAGGAACTCGGTATCCCGTGGGCCGTTGGGGAACGTATCCCCGAGGAGTGGCTGCAATGAGCTTTATTATATCTCCGTTGGTTCTGGTGATCGGCATCGTGGCCGCCGCTGTGGCCTACACCATCAAGTGGGTGCGCCGCCTGTGACTACGACGCTGCCGACCGACTCCGCCGAGCGCAAAGAGTACCCGCTGTTCCGCGGCCTGCTGCGCTACTTCCCCGCCGCGCTCGCGGGCGTAGCGCGCCACTCCAAGCTCGGCAACGATAAGCACAACCCCGGCGAGGATATGCACCACTCGCGTGGCAAGAGCGCCGATCACCCCGACTGCATTGTCCGGCACATGCTCGACATGAGCGACATTGAGGCCGAGATCGAGCGCAGCCCAGAGCGCTCCGCGGACGAGGTCGCCGCGCTCATGAGCGAGGCGGACGCGCTCTGTTGGCGCGCTCTCGCCTGGAGCCAGGAACTGCACGAGCGCTACGGCGGGGCGCCGCTGGCGCCAGGGGCATCAGGGCCTCCGCGCGGTCGGTTGGAGCACCCGATGCTCCTGCGCGCCAAGCCGTTTGCGCCTAAGCCCGACGACGAGTACGTTACATGGACCAAAGGCCCGCTTAGCTGGACTACGGAGTATCAGCTGTGAGCCAGCGAGATCTGCTGGCCCGCGCGCTGAACGCGCTCCAGGGCGCGTACGCCGAGCTGGACGCCATGATGGACACGTACGAGGAGTACGTGCCGTCCGGCCGGCTGTGCGACGAGATCGACTCCATCATAGCGGATCTCCAGACTTTCCTAGCCAAACGGGAGGACACATGAGCATCAACGAGACGGTGCAGGTCAACGGCTGCGAGTACGACTTCGACGTCCCGCATGGACCGCCCGAGCGGCACTCGTTCTGCTATACGCAGTATGGCCAGCCGGAGCGCCGCGTGGAGATGACGCTGGACGGGCGCGACCTGGCCATCGGCTTCGTGATCGGCGAGTTCGCCGCCCACCTCGTGGCGTGCGGCTACTCGAGCGCGCTGGTCGAGACCTACATCCCCTCATGGGGCAACATCCGGAGTCCGTTCTAATGGCCCAGTACACGTTCTCCTACAAGCGAGACCCGGGCAGCATTGGCTGGGACACCACCGTGACCACGGAAGCGGAAGTTGCCGATGCGGTGATGTTGGCGTTCTGTAACTTCCTGCGCGGATGCAGCTACGACGAGTCCACCATCAGCAACCTGGTCCCCGACTACGCTAATCTGGAGCTCTGATGCTAGTAGCAGGGGCCCAGTTCGCCTTCGTCTTCCTCAAGGCGTTCCAGCAACGGAGCGTGATTCACAACACGCGCTGGGCCGTCTGGCCGACGAGCATGGCGATGGCGTTCTTCGAGGTCTTCGTCTACGCCAGCGCCGCTTCGGCTTACATCAGCTCGGGCTGGCAAGCCGCGGCGTGGGTAGCGTTCGAGATGGGGCTAGGGGGCGGCGCCGGCTGCTTGTGCGCGATGGCGCTTCACGATAGGCTGATGGGGAGAGGGCGATGCTCAGGGTAGAGATTATCGGCGGCGAGACTTCGGCCGCGCTGCGCGTCTACGACGACGATGATGCGCATCTGTGCGAGGTCGTGGAACTCGACCGGGATAGCGTGCTCGTGGAGGGCCTGCGCCAGAAGATCGCCGAAGTCGTCGATCGCTTCGCGCGGCGCTACTACGAGCGCCAGCTCTAGGGCATCTGGAAGCCCTACGACAGACGGACTCTTTGACGCGATGAGGAGGAGAGCGTGAGTAGTATACTGCAAGCGGAGATCGAGAAGCTCCAGCGCCAGCTCGAGCTTTGCGAGAACGTACGAGACGCCAATCTTAAGCTGGCCGTCTCTGCAACGCGCGATCGCGACGAGTGGAAAGCGAGAGCGCGGGCGCACGTAGGTTACGGCGAGCATCTCTATCGTGCCGCTTGCCGGTTCCGGGACCGAGTCAAAGCTTACGACCGCAAAACCTACGATGAGGTCATGAGCGGGCTCCTGTTGGATGACGCTGACGAGCTCTACCCGACGAAGCGAGAGCTGCTGGCGTTTGAGGAGGCCCTGTTCGATCCGCCCCCGGCGCCGCCGGTCTTGGAGTTCTGACATTGAAGCGCCATTTCATCATCCCGGACACCCAGATCCGCCGTGGCGTTCCGGCGCACTTCCTCGACTGGGTCGGCCGGGCCGTCGCGCACTACCGGCCCGACGAGATCATCCATCTTGGCGACCACTGGGACATGCCGTCGCTATCGACGCACGACCCGCTGGGCTCGCGCGCCAAGGAGGGCGCCCGCTACGAGCAGGACGTGGCGGCCGGCAACGAGGCGTGGGAGCGCCTGTGCGCGCCGATCGAGCGGGCCGAGCGCCGCTCCAAGTCGTGGCGCCCACGCAAGCGATTGCTGCGTGGCAACCATGAGCAGCGCATCGAGCGGGCGCTCAACGCTGATCCGCGGCTCGAGGGCGCCATCGGCTACGGCGATCTTGACTCGCGCGACTGGGAGGTGTACGATTTTCTGGAGGTCGTGCGCATCGACGGCATCCTGTACTCGCACTACTTCGCCAACGTGAACAGCGGGAAGCCGATCGGCGGAACGATCGACAACCGGCTGGGGAAGATTGGCGACAGCTTCGTCCAGGGCCACGAGCAGGGCTTCCTGTACGCCGCCAAGCCGTACCCGACGGGCCGGACGCGCCACGGGCTGGTGGCCGGCGCGTGCTACCTGCACGACGAGGCGTACAAGGGGCGCCAGGGCAACGGCCACTGGCGTGGCGTGGTGGTGCTGAACGAGGTGCGCAAAGGCGACTACTGTGTCATGCCGCTCAGCATGGACTATCTTCGCAGAACATTCTGGAGGGAACGCTGATGGGCAAGCTGTCTGGACTGGTCTACGACTACGGCGATCTCCAGGTTTCGTTCGGGGAGACGGCCCAGGGCGTGCAGCTGATCTTCCTCACCGCCAACGGCGTCTCCCTCCATGGGCTGCGCTGGGAGCTCGTGGAGGATCTCGCGCCATTCCTGGCCGAGGCGCTTGAGCGTCGCGCCAGCCACACGGCGCTGGCTGCGGCCGGCGCGAAGACCGTCATCCGCGGGCCGTGGGGCGAGATCAAGGTCGGCCACGGCCCGGACAAGCCGACACCACCGGAGGCGGCGTGATTGAGCTAGCGCTGCTGGTCGTTGCGCTGTGGCTGCTGTTCTCGAGCGAGCCCGACGATCCCGATGCCTTTTCGTAGAGGAGGGCTTATGACTGAGTACACGAAGTTTCGAGGCTTTCCGAAGATCCCGCGCCTGAACCGCGAGGTCGTCGTCACCGAGAAGATCGACGGCACGAACGCCTCGATCTACATCGGGGAGGACGGCACGTTCCTCGTGGGCTCGCGCACGCGCTGGATCACGCCGGAGAATGACAACTTCGGCTTCGCGGCCTGGGCGTGTATGCGCCACGAGGAGCTGACCGCGCTGCTCGGGCCGGGCCATCATTTCGGCGAGTGGTGGGGGCGCGGGATCAATCGCAACTACGGGCTCGCTGATCGTAGGTTTTCGCTGTTCAACACGGACCGCTGGGCGCCGGAGTGCGGCGTTCCGTTTGGGCTGCCAGAGGTCACGGCCGTCCCGATCCTGGCGTCTGGTTCGATCATGGACGAGGCCGTGGCGGAAGCCGAGTACCGGCTGCGCAAGCACGGCTCGGTCGCGGCACCGGGCTTCGCCCACCCGGAGGGCCTGGTGGTCTACCATACCGCCGCAGGCGCGTATTTCAAGATGACGCTCGAGGACGACGATCAGCCCAAGACCAAGCACTAAGCGGCGCTATAAATGAGAAGGCCCCCGAAAGGGGGCCTTTTTCTTTGTTCACGTTAAGCGCGTGTTCACGCGCCGTGAACGCCGGCTGATCGTGAACGCTAGGTGTCCGTTATGTTGCGCCGCCACACGCGGATGCCGTAGGTGGCTGCGTAGATCATCACGACCAGCCACTGATACCAGCTGGGCGTAGCGCTGAGCGCCGCGAAGCCCGCCGTGATATAGACGGCCAGCCCAGGCACAAAGCACAGCACCAGCGGAATTGACAGCACCAGCAGGACGTACTCGTCCTTCCAGCTCGACGCAGCCTGGCGCGCGAACTCTGTCTCCCAGGACGCATCGGCGGCCAGGCCTTCGGAGATCAGCTTGGCCCGGCGATCGCCGGCCGCGACCTCGGCCTTGAGCTGCGCCTCGAACCGGGCGTGCTTGAGCTCCGCCCGGCGCTGCATGTAGTTGGCAACGGGCTCGACAATACCCTTGCCCAGTAGCGTACCCAGCCAGCCCATACTAGAGGTCCTTCGGCCCGCACTGGGCCGGATCGCGAAACTTGAGGCCCGCTTGTCGCGCGGACGGAACGGTCATGGACGCCGGCAGGATCTGCCACTCGTCCAGCACATGGAGGTAGACGCCCAGCCAGAGCGGCCCGTGGTCGGGCTCCTCGTGGCCATAGGCCGGCACGATCAGATGGCTCAGCTCGTGCGCCAACAGCGGGCCGGTGAACTGGGCGCGGTCTTCGTTGACCACGATCAGCGGGGTCGGCGTGTCGTAGGCTGCGGCCGTGTAGCCGCTCTTGCCCCAGCGGGCGGCGCGGAGCCTGGGCCGCGGGATGCCGTAGTACTCGGTGATCTGGCGCTCGAGCGCGTGCGCCTGGCGGGCCCGAAGCCCGTGGGCGTAGAACAGGTGGCGAAACGAGTCCTCCCAGCGGTAGACCTCGGATCGCTGGGGGTCCTTCTTCGGCGACCGCCCGTACCCGGCCATCAGATGAACTCCGCCAGCCGCCGCAGCCAGCCCTCGATGAAGGCGGCCTGGCTCGGGTCGCGCTTCACGATCTGGCCGTAGAAGATGGCCCGTTTTCGCAGGACGGCGCGGTAGACCTTCGCGTACCCCTCCTGGTCCAGGGCCCCCAGCGCTGCCCTCGAGATGGGCCCGATTTGGCCGTCCGCTCGGACTCCGAGGGCCTCCTGGAGCCACTGGGTAGCCCGCCCTACGCCGTGGTTGACGGCCGAGTCCACGATGAGGGCGCGCAGCTCGTCGTTCTTGACGGCGTCGAACTTGTAAACGTACTGGACGCGGTAGATCAGCTCGGCGTCCACCGGCGTCAGCGCCTTGAGCTCGTCGACCGACGCCGGACGGCCTCGGTACTCGGTGAGCGTAGCCAGCGTGATACCGAAGTTCGTCGGGCCGCCCCGGTCGGCCGGATGATTGATAAAGCCCCCCTCGCGGCGCAGGATGTCGCTCAGTATACCCTCGGTAGACGGCATCGGCTACTCCTGCTGGTCCAGCGTCGCGAAATCGCCATAGAGCATAGCGCCGGTACGGGCCAGCGTCTGTGAGAACTTAGGCCAGTCGGTCGTGTCGACCGCGGCCTGGAGCTGGGCTCGCCCCTCGGCCGTGAACAGCATCCTCTCGACCTTGTTCCGGGTCACGAAGCGCCAAGCCTGCTGGAGAAGGAACGGTCTGCTGGCAGCCGTGCCCCAGTTGGCGGCGGTCATGGAGACCTTTTCAGGTTCGGCCGCTTGCGCCGTACCACGCAGGCGCACGTCGATGGCGCGGATGTTGCCGATCGCCTTGCGGACCTGTTCGGCTTCTGCCTTGCTGAACAGTCCCTCGAACTCGTCGCCCTTGGTACCGACGAGCTGCATCAGGTTATCGGCCGCGCGCAGCGGATCGAACGCCGCCTTGGTCATGCCGCCAGACTGCCGCTCGGCCGTCCGAATGGCCTCTTTCCAGACTAGCCCGCGCACTTCGTTAAGCAGCTGCGGGTCGTACTCCTGGAGGACCTGGCGCAGCTGGGCTTGCTGTTCGCGGCCGGCGTTGACGAACGCCATCAGCGCCTGCCCAGGATCGGCCTGCTGGGTCTCGAGCCCGAGAGCCTTGGCCACCTTGGATGCGCGGAGCGCGTCGACCTGCCCTGAGCGCTCTGCGTAGGACGTGCGAGCGCGCTTGATCCAGGCGAAGGCGTCATGGGAGTTGTCGAGCGAGTCGACCGTATCGAACATCAGCGCCTTGTACCGTTCGGCGAACTCGCGCGCTTCGTCGGCCGTGTTAAAGCCGCGGGCGGGCGCCTTGTTCTCCGCCGTCATGGCCTTGAGATTCTTGATGAAGGTCTCTAGGGACAGATTCCCCTTGAACGTCTCCATCTCGTACAGCATCTTCTGCGCGTCCGGGGACAGCTTGGTCCGGTCAACGCCGAACTCTTCCATCAGGCCGATAAGCCTGGGCTGAAACGAGCTCATGTCGACCGGGATCTGCGCCGCTCCGCGGACGCCCGGAATAGCGATCTTCTCCGCCGTGACCGCAGCTTCCGCTGCGTCCATCATGGAGTTGTACTCCTTCGAGCGGATGTCGGCCAGGTCGTGGACGGCCTTGCGGATAGCCAGCTGGCCGCGCCCGCCGGAGAGCTGCGTAACGCCTTCGATCGTAGCGTTCCATTGCGCGCCGTAACGGTCGCCGTATTCGGCCAGCGCGGCCTTAAGGATCTCGGTCTGCTTCTTGTACGCTTCCAGCGCGTAGTTGCCGGCGACCCGCGCTTCCGTCTGGAGCGTGGCCTGAGACCCGGAACGCTGCCCGAGCGTCAGCCAGTCCCCGAGCTGCGGGAACTGCTGCATCAAGTCATCGACGGCTAGCACCTGGTCCGGATCAACGTCCTTGTTGATGTGGCGCAACCAGTACGACGGAACGGCCGTGCGCGCCCAATCGCCGACCGACAAGGCGCCGGGAATAGCCGTGCCGATAAGCAGACCGAGCGCGCCGCTGGCTGCCGCGTCGGCCTTCTTCGCGTCCTTGTCGATGCCGGTAGCCGCGCCGATAAGGGCGTTGCCGCCGGCCGTTCTGAGCGCGCCTACCAGCGTACCGGACTTGCCGGCCGCGCCAATCGGCAGACCGCCGATGATCTCGGCCGCCATCTGAACGCCCTTACGCGGCTTCTCCCCGCCAAGAATCTTGTTGGTGATGTCTCGCCGAGCGCTCTGGTAGTAATCGAACTTGCCCTCGGGCAGTGCCCCAAGCGCCTCAAGGCCGCCGGTGAACGCGGCGCCGAGCGACATAGGGATCTGGGCCAAGCCAGCCGCCACGTTACGATCCAGGCTGCGCATCTGCGCCTGGCGAGCGTCGATCTGCTCGCGCTCTGGGTCGCCGGCCCCGTACTCGTCCAGCAGGTCAAGCGCCGTCGCCTCTTCCTCGGGCGACAGCGAGCCCGCCTCAAGGGCGGTCAGGATGTCCTGGGCCTCCTCGTTCGAGATAGGCACGCTTACTTGCCTCCGCTCAGCCGCTTCTTGGCCCGCGCGATCGCGGCAGCCTTCTCTGCCTGGCTACGTCCGGTCGACGGCTTGCTGGCGCCCAGTTCGCTCGAGGCCGTGGCCTTAGCCAGGTCCGTGAACCTCTTGTACTCGTCGTCGATCACGGCAAAGCCTGGCATCCCGGCAACCCCTGGACTGACCTTGCGCAGGTTGTCCAGGGACCGCCACGAGTCCTTAGCCACGCGCTCCAGTACGCGACGAAGCGCAGTCGCGTCCCCGGCCGCGCCCAGAATCTCGAGCGCGTTGTCAACGTCCGCGTTGGACAGCCGGCCGCCTGGATCGCGCGCTTTAGCCAATACGTAGGCCAGGTCGATAGCGCGAGAGCGGAACTCGCGGTACTCCTGGCTAAGGGTCCCGCGGCGACCCAGAAAGCCGCCCTCGCTGGCCGGGCTGTTCTTGAACGCCTCGGTAATGCCGGCTTCGGCGCCCTGTTCGACTCCGGCCGATTCCTTCTTCTCGGCTTCTCCGAGCTGATCCTTGAAGATTTGCCCGAATCCCACCGTTTGGTCAATTCGCTTGCCGATCTCCGCGGCGGCCACCGAGCTAACGCCAGGCCGCTTGGTAACGAGCTCGTACATACCACCGAGCTGCTGGAAGGTGCTCAGCGTAGAGGCCAGCTGCTGCTCCAGTTTGAAGCGCTGCGTAGGCGTCATCAGGTCACGCGCATCAGGCGCCTTGTCGGGCTTCGCCGGATCAATGCGCCGGTTCTTCTCCTGGATCGAACGCTGGGTTTCCTGCTGCTCCTGGAGTAGCGCGACCTCCTCCGGCGTGCGCGCAGCAAGGCGGCGGGCGTCCGTGAGCTGGCGCGTGCCGGTAGCCTGCGCTTGGTACGCTTGGCTCTGCTCTTTGCCAATCTCCGAGCGGATCTTGTCAAGCTCAAGCCGGCCCTTCTGCCACTCGGTCAGCTGGGGCGCTATCTCGTTGGCGGCCTCGTAGTCGCCGGCATCCAGCAGCGCGGTCATGGCCGTCTGCATGATGTAACCCTGGGCTTCGTCGGGCGAGAGCTCCCCGGCGTCGATCGCCAGCTTGGCGTCCTGCATGACGCTGGCCAGGAGCTTCTCGTGCGCCTGGGCGCGAATATCCTCGTCGTCCAGCCCATAGCCAAGCCTGGCGAACTCCGCCTTGAGATCCTGGCCGTGCTCAGCCGCGCGCTGTACCCAGAAGCCCTCGTTGGCGTAGCGCGCCTGCGACTCGGCGCGGCGCCGCGCCTCAAGCGAGCGTGGCGTCGTCAGGCCAGCGAAAGGACGGACCATCGGTTCTGCCATTACAGCCCCCACCCGCCCGCAGGCGTGAGATCAATCGGCCCCGGCTCGGGGATGTTGACGTTGCCCCAGCCCGTCAGCGGGGCCAGGCTACCCCCACCGCCCCCGCTACCGCCAGAGCCGCTCGTGAACAAGTCGCCGAGCCGGTCGAAGACGCCGCTGGCCTCGAGGATGCGCGGCGTCGAGTTCGACATCGCCGTACCGGCCTGGAACATGGCCACGTTGCCGGGCGTAGCGCTGGCCAGACCGGCGCCGAGCTGGCCCTGATTCATCAGCTGCGCCAGGATGTTCTGGAATCCGCCGAACGCGCTGGTCCCCTGGTTGAATTGGTCCATAGCCGCGGACTGGCCGGCTCCGACCGCCTGGGTCGCGGTGTTGAAGCGATCGAGCGCCCGCGTGCGTGCGAAGTCCTGCGCGGCCCCTTGGCGCTGGAGATCCGCCGCGTTCTGGGCCTCGTAGAACGCGCGGTAGCGCTCGCCGCCGCCCGACGTGCCCATCTGGCCGCGAGCGAACAGGGCGTTTTCCAGCCCCTGGAACTGGCGGCGCTCCTCGGGCGCAGCGATCGCGCGAAGGCGCGCCAGCTCGCTACCGAAGTTACCAGCCATCGCCTCAGGTGTAAAGCCTTGGGCCGCGGCTACGATCTCCGGCCGAGCGCCGTAGTACGCCGAGCCCGGCGCGGTCGCTGCGTTAGCGAACTGGGACATGCCCAGCCCCTGGAGCACGCGCGCCCACGGGTTGTCGGCCTGCGTGATCGTGGCCTGCTTGGTCGTCGGGTCTACCTTGACGGAGCCGAGCGGACCGAACGTCGAGTAGCCGACCGGCGTAGCGGCCGCGCTTGCATCACTCGCTGCCTTCTTGTCGCCCTTTGATCCGGCCACCAAGCCGGCGACCTTCCCCACCGTCCCGACGATCTTGCCGATACTGGAGAACAGCCCCATTAGAGAATCCTTCCGCGAGCGGCGTTTATCAGCGCCTGCATGTTCAGGCCTCCGCCGCCGTTACCGAACGGCCCCTGGAGCGCCCGCAGGCCCGCGAACGCGCTGGGAGCCGGGCCTGGCGTCGCGGCCTGAGCCTGCGACTGCGTCGGCGTAGCCGGCACCGGCGTCTTGATGCCCGCGCGGTACTTGGCGATCAGCTCCTGGATGTTGGCCGGGATAGAGAACATGCCCCCGAAACCGCCGAAGACGGGCGGAATCGTCACGGGCGGCTTGTTGCCAGCCGGAGGCGTGGCGGCGCCGGCCGGGGGCCGTGCCTGCTGCTGGGCCAGCGTGCGCTTGTGCGCCTCGAGCTGGGCCGGCGTCATCGACCACGTCGGCTGCGGCTGGCCGGTCATCTGGGCCAGCCACGCGGCGGCCTCCGGCCGGGCGAATGCGGACTGGTTGGCCAGCACTGACGGGGCGAGCGCGGCGAACGCGCCCATCGGCGTGTCGGCCGCGGGAGCGGCGGGCGCCTTGCCCTGCGCCGCGGCGATAGCGGCAAGGATCTGAGGGGACAGGCCGGGGATCGTGACTGCCATGGTTAGCTGTGTCCGAAAAGGGCGCTGAATACGCGCTCTTTGACGAGCACGAGCAACGCGGAGAGGGCGGAACCGATCAGGGCGATAGCGCCCCAGAACCCTTTGTACTTGTTCAGGGCGGCAGTCTGTTCGGCGATGACTGCGCTGTTGGTGGCCAGGATAACCTTGAGTTCCTCGAAATTGGACTTCGTGAGCTCGACGTGGGCAGCGTGCTTTTCCTCGAGCCTGGTGATTCGCTCCGCCAGGTCAACTTCCACCATCATTCTGCCCCGCCTCTAGCCGCGATACGGGCCTTGATCGACTCAAGCTCGCCCTTGGCTTCCGCGATGTCATCGGTCAGCCGCGTCATACGGGCCGAGATGATCTGCGCGCGTTGCAGAACCTCGATGTGCTCGGCCTGGAGCCGGCCAAGCTCCAGCTCCCAGTCCGCGATCTGCGCGGCTGTGGCCTTGCGCAGCTTGCCGAGGATGGCCATCAGCCGATCCTCCAGTTGGTCCCGTCACTGAATACCGGCACGCTGTTGGCCCCGCCCCCGGCTACGACGGAGTTGAACGTAGTCGCGGTGGCGTCGGTGACGTGGTGTCGGCCGCCGGTGCCGACAGTCGCGGCCGAGGGCAACGAGGCCACGTTCACGGGGATAATGCGGACACCCCCGATAGAGGGAATCGAGAACCGGCTTGCCCCGTTGGTGAAGAAATCTATGCCATGGTTGGTCGTCGTGCCGAACTGCATCGACGGGGTGCCGGAGAAGGTCAACGTCGCCGTGACCGTACCATTGGTTAGGTCGATGGCGTGGTTAGCCCCAGACACTGTGACCGTGGTCAGAGCGTTGAGCGCGATGCCGGAAACAGTCGTTCCTGAGCGTGCGATGGACAGCGCCGTGACTGGGTTCGCGGCCGAATCGTCCAATAGACTGATCGCAAACCCGGAGTTCCCATTGAACTCGGTGTACTTGGCGTTGGCCCCGGCGTTCGAGTCGTGCAGCCGAAAACGCGGCGTAACAGCCGAGATCGTCAGAAGCCCTTGCAGCGTGTTGTCGCTGGCCAGTGCCGGTACGTCCGCAGAGTTGGCCTTCGTCGCCACAGCCGTCTGGATAGCGTCGAACTCGGCGTCGATCTCCGCGCCCACGACGACCTTATCAGGGTCGCCGCTCGGGAGGTCGTCCTTCGCGGAGAAGTCGGTCGTCTTGGTATAGTTGCTCATGCGAGGTTCGTCGGCTTGTAGTAGAGGGTCATGGTGTGGACCGCGAACGGGTTGCCGGAAATGTCAACGTCGATGCCCAGCTTTACGTACTGACAGTGCTTGGTCAGCCAGGCTTGCGCCTCGGCAGCAGCTGCGCCGCCGGAGTACTCGCCAAGTCCGTACTCGGCCGTGCCGTACTCGTCCGCGGAGCCCTCGATCGTGACGTTCTCGCTCGATGCGTTGGTCTGGAAGTCTGTCCAGTAGCTGAGCGATGCGACGACGGTAGAGGTGGTGTAGCAGACGGCCTTGAAGCGCTTGAGCAGCTTGCGCAGCTCGTCGGGCGGCACGAGCATCCAGCCGGAATTCCAGCGGTAGCGATAGCTGGTGCCGTTGTCCGCGTAGGTGCTATACTTGCCGATGCGCCCGTTAAAACCGAAGTACGTGGCGTTTGCCACGGTGTTCATCAGCGCCGTAGGCGCGATCGTCCAGGTCGTCAAGCGAAGCCCACCGTCCGGCGTCTTGCCACGGATGTCGACGCAGTAGGTAAGACCGGCATCCGGGTGGCTGAGCAGGACGAATGCGTCGGTCGGCGAGTAGACCCCGCGGATCTTGGTCAGGTCGCCAGCCCCTACGCCGTCGGCCAGGAACTGGCGATTGGAAGGGGAGACGTCTCGGTCCGGGGCAGCGTACTCCTGGATCGTGCGCGCCAGCGTGCGAATGCCTTGCGGAGACCAGAAGATGACGTCGAGCTCGCCGACCAGGACCACGGCGTCGCGCGCGATGGCGCCCATGTTCTCGATAACGGTCGAAACATAGATGTTGGTCGGCTCGATGCCCAGCTCGGAGCCGGCGCCGTCCGTCCAGATGACGATGTGGCGCTTGCCGAAGACCACGAGTGACGCGCCATAGGCTACGATCGCCACGACCTCGTCCGTGCCGCGCGTCCAGACCGAGCGCATGTCGATCGAGCCGCCGCCGTCGCCGGTAGACCAGCGCGTTTCGTCCAGCAGCGCGCAGTAGCGGATGGTCTGCTTATCATCGTCGACCGCCCACACTCGGCCGTAGGCCGCGCAGACCGCGTTACCGTCTGGGAGCGTCCCGCTGGCTGCGGTGATAGTCGTGAACGAGCCGGTGCCGGACCATACGATCGGCGTGTGTGACGCTTGCCAGCCCAGGACCTTGTTGTTGAAGTTGACGAACTTCCAGTTGCCCGCGGTCGGGGCGCCGGCCGGGGTGATGTCCGTCAACGCGCCAGTCAGGCCAGAGTAGATCTTGGTGGCGGTAGCCGAGACCACGATCGTCGTGGCGTCGGTCTTGACGTACTCGTGGAGCTGGGTAATCGTCGGGTCTCCGCCCAGCGCGGTGTTCTGGAGCGCCCAACCTTTGCGCGCGGCCAGCCGGCCAGCGGCGTCGATGACGATGTTGTCGGCCTTGGAGGCCCAGTCCGGCGTCATCGCGACGTGCTGGCGCTCCTTGGCCAGCCCGTTGAACGCGGGATTGGGGATGACGAATGGCCGGACCGTCATACGACCCTGAACGTGCGCTGCTCGCCGCCCCAGTCAGCCAGGATGGCCTGCATCAGCGCCTCTTGGGCTCGGCCTCGCTCCGCCTCGAGGGAGCCGGAGAACTCTTCGCCGCGCTCTTCCATCGCGCGCACGACGGCCTCGCGCCAGACCGGCGTAGCCGGGATCGAGATGACGTCGTCCACGGCCGTCAGTTCGTCCTGATTGACGACGACCTCGAAACGGTAGGTGTACGCCTGGTCGGGCGTCGGGAAGAACTTGGCACGCAGCCCGGTGCCGTCGTTGCGGAACGCCACGTAGCACGGGATGTCCTCGTCGGCGTCGGGGTTGAGCGTGCGCATAGCGTCCAGCTCGCTCCACGAGACGGCGGCCAGACGACGTTCCTTGTCGGTAGTGGTGATGAACGCCATCGGCAGTTCCACGTCCTCGAACATGAGGTAGCTGTTCTCGTCGGTCGAGGCCGTCAGGTCCAGGTCGGCCGAGCTACCCGTGAGCGAACCAGTCAGCGTAGTACGCAGCGCGTACCACGGGCCGGCGTTCTCTAGGTCGGTCTTGACCTCGTTGACTAGCTGGCCGTAGAACAGGGCCTTCTCGCCCGAGATGGACGAGATCTGTCCCTCGCGGAGCTTGCGGAGAACTCGGTTAATCAGCTGGAGATACGTCATGGTTAGAACGCCGCTACTTCAGACCACGCCATTTCAATCTGGATGATGCCTGTACCTGCCGCCGGCCACACGGTCCGGTTACGGAAGACCAGCCCCTCGTTCTGAGCAAGGACCAGCGGGTACTCGCCCGCGCCCAGGTCGGCCACGTAGCTCAGCGTTGGGTCGTTGACGCGCTGCTCCTCTGTCGCAGCAGCAGGATTAACGCGCTGTTGGTCGCCCAGCGACTGCGCGATGGCGGTAGCGTCCAGCGTCGTAATCGCGGTAAGCGCCGCGGTGGTCGCGATGCGCATCAGGCCGGCGGTGTCTAGCAGAGACGCGCCCATCGTGGTTCGCATCTTGGTCTTGACCAGCGCGCCTAGATCGGTGCCGCCGCCGCCCGCTGACACCGCAGTCGCCTTGAACAAGTCGAACCCGAAATCAACCAGCGTGGCGGCGGTGAACGCCGTCAGTGCCTGGAACCGCGCTTGGAACTTGTGCAGCACGAAGAAGCGAGTCGCGTCCGTCCAGCGGAGATAGAACAGCTGGCCGCCGGCCGCGAGAGCCGCGGCGATAGTGCCGCTGGTGGCCGCGATGCGATAGCTGCCGAGCGTGGCGGAAGGCGCTATGGGGCGGGGGGTAACGTGAGCCGCGTTGAACGCAACCGGCCCCACCTCCTGCATACCGCCTGTAGTCGGACTCTCGATGACCGGCATAGACTGACCTTAAGAAAAGACAACGTAAGAGAATTTGATATTGCCCTTGACTTTTCCGATCCTGGTAGGAGCGAAAACTTCGGGCCATCGCTGGTTGTCCAGGCGATCAAACGTGGCGCCCGCAGCATTGCGCAGCCCCTGCTGGGTCTCCAGCGCCGAGCCGGTCATAGGCGGTGTTTGCCACTTGACCACGGCGCTGCCAGACGCTGGCTCTACCGCGATGACTTGTACCGGCTCCATGTCGGCGCCTGGCAGCGCCCCCTTGTTGGTGTACGGGCCCGGATGCTGCCAACAGAGCACCTTGCTGGTGGCGCTGATCGCCGCGTCAGTGATCGTGAACTTACCTGAGAACTTCGGAGTAGCGCCGATATCGACTTCGACCGTAGTGGCCGAGACAGCCCCCGCCGAGGGCGCGGCCCACGTCTGGTCCCCGCGCAAGAACGTCGTCGAGTTGGCAGTACCGGAGCCAAGGCGGGCAGTCGCGACAGTGCCGCTGTTGATGTCGCTGGCAGCGTGATTGTGGCTGGCCGCGGCAAAGTCGCCGGTGGCTGATTGCGCCGCGGTTCCGAGGCCGAGCGTCGTGCGCTGCGCGGCCGCGTCTGCGTCATCGAGCAGCGCTCGGCCAGCGGCCGTACACGCAATCTCCTCGATGTCGCCAGCGCCGGCCGTTGAGCGTCCCAGCACCTTGTCGGTGGCCGAGACGTTCTGAATCTTGGCGTAGGTGACGGCGTCGTTGTCGATGGTCAGCGTAGTCCCGCCACCTCCGACAGTGATGTCGCCCTTGTCGCCGTCGGAGAGCCCGCCGCCACCCGAGGCGGCGACCGTGATCGTCTGGGCCGCGTCATCCGCCGTCAGCGTGACATTGGTACCCGCAACCAGAAGGCTCTTGAGGCGCTGATACAACTGGCCGGCAAGCAGGAACTTTCTGGGAAGAAACGCGGACACCGTGGCTCCTGAGTGAAAAAGGGGGCCGGGACAAGCCCGAAGACTTGCCCCGAACCCCCTGTGCGGTCACATCCCGATTAGGTGTTCGGGACGAGGATCGCGCGGCACGCCTCGGTGCGCACCGTCTGCACGCCGTAGAGGCGATCGGCGGTGACGAGGGTGCCCAGGGCCTCCTGCTTGTACTGCGCCTGCACGCGGACACCGACCTGCTCCGCGAGCACGATGGCGTTCTTGTGGAAGTACAGCACGGCGCGGTACGCCGTCGAGGCGTCCGTGGCCAGGACCGTGGCGATGTTGCTCGACACGTAGACCGGGTTGCCGTAGAGGTCGCCAACCAGGCCGTTGCGGATGCTGTTGCCAGACCCACTCTCGCCCGTGAACGCCTGCTCGGTGAAGCGCGTCACGCCCAGGAGGCGCCGCTTCTCGATCGGCGGGATGACGAAGTAGCGATCGCTGCCAGGCACGTCGTTGTCGTCGAACGTCTGGATGACGCGGCGGATGCCGGCATCCGTCAGCGCGGCGCCGTTGCCGGTGTTGGTGTTCGCCGCCGGGTTCCAGGCCGTCGAGCCGTCGGAACCGATGACACCGCCCGTGTAGGCCGAGCCGCTGTTCCAGGTGGCCGCCAGGTCGCGCAGGTCGCTATCGACCTGGAGCGCCAGCGCGTAACCCGCGTCGTCGGTGTAGAACCGGCGGAGCGAGGCGAGAGCCTGCACCTCGGCGATGTCCTCGACGATGAACGAGTACTCGTAGTGCTTGTCGATCGTCACCTCGACCTCGGTCGCAGTGCTCGTCACCAGCGTCACGACGTTGTTCGCCGCCTTCGCGCTGGCCGAGCCGCGGACCGGCTTCGGGATGTTGATCTTGTTGCCCTTCTTGCCCTTGTGATTGATCTTCGACGCGAGGTTCGCGAGGACCACGTTCTTCTTATAGCCGGCGATCACGTCGTCCGACCATGCCTCGGGGATGAACTTTGCCGCATCGGTTACGTCGATGCTGTTGGCGTAGCTGAGAGTGTTAGCCATTGTAGGTTTCCGTCAGGTGTTGGGTGAGCTAACGGACTCGCCCTTCCTGATACGCAGGGTGGAACTCCGTCTCCCAGCGCCGGTCGAACTCCTCCGGATTCTTGATCCGGAGCTCGATCAGCTCGGTGCGGGAATAGGTCTTCTTGCCATCACCGTTCGACTTCGGCGTCACGCCAGCGGCGCTGGAGCCGCCGGACTTGGCCAGGCCAGCCGCGCGTGCGGCCGCCTTGGAATCGCCGGCCGTCGCCGCCTTCTGCGCCTTCTCGTACTCCTCGTGGAGCGAGAACAGTTCATCGGCCGCCGAGAAGTCGTTGTTGTACGCCTTCATCGCCAGGTTCTTTCGGTACTCGCTGGCACCGACCCAGTTGATGAAGTCGCCGTCTTCCATCTTGGCCTTGTAGCCCGGATGGCGCTTCTCGAAGCGCTCTTCCTGGAGCACGACCTCGAGCCGGGCGACACGCGCTTCGGACTCTTGGGCGCGCTCGTCGGCGACGCGCTTGGCTTCGTTGGTGATGGTTCCCTGCGGATCGTTGATGAGGTCGTCCGCAGTGATGGGTTTCGGGGCCTGGCGATTGTCCGGCCGCTTGTCAGTAGCGACACGCGCGAAGCCCAACAGCTCGTCCGTCAGCTTGCGGAGGTGGCCAACTTCGTTGGCGCGCCGTCCGTAGTCGGACTCGAGGTGCTGGTACATCTCGATGATCTCGAGAGGGCTCTTGCCCTTGAACTTGTCGGGGACCTCGGGAGTTTCGAGCTCCTGCTCGGTCTTGTCCGCGTCGTTCTTGAGCTCAGCTTCGCCCGTAATTTCCGGGTCTTCTACCACGATAGAGTCAGTCACGTTTAGTTACCCTTGTTCCCGCCGGTTATCGGTTGTGGGAGAAAATCGAGCGATCGTGGGCTAGTCGTCCGCGCCGTGCTCGCGCTTACGCTTGTTCTCGATTGCCGCTCGTTCCCGTCTCTTACGCGCCCAGGCATCGCCCATAGTGGGGAAGGACGCAGCGTCCACCCCGAGGCGAGGGTCTATGCGCGTCCCCGTAATGAGACGCCTTGAGGAGCCGTGGCATCGCGGGCATTTGACCGGATTGGGATGATCGCGGTATGCCAGCTCCTCGAACTCGGTGCCACAGTCGCGGCACTCGAAATCAAACAGAATCAGTTTCGACATCTGCCAGCTCCAGAATGCGGTCGTAGTTGACCAGCACGCGAAGCGTGTCGCGAACGCCCTTGTTGTACTGGGCCGCTTCCCAGGAAGGTGAGTCGAGCCCGGCGCGCTCAATGCGTTCCAGCTGTTCAGTCACGTCCTTCACCAGAAGCGTCCACCCGTCGCTCTCGAACAAGCGCTCGAGCGCGCGTCGATCATCTTGCGTCATGGTCCGTCCCCTCTACTCAGCCGCTAGCTGGCTCTTTCGTTCCCCGCTGGATGGCGCGCGCCTCGGCCGTGGTCTTCTGGACCTGCGCCTGGATCTGCTGTGCCTTGAGTGCCAGATCGAACGCCCGGAGCTGCTGCATCATCAGCGAGATCTGGTTCTGCATCTCGAAGGCCGCGACTTCGCGCTGGTTGATGGCCTGGTCGATGTTGACCTGGACCATCTCGTCGTCCTTGAGATCGGCCTCAACCGCGAACAGGTTGGCCTGGGCCATCGCGCGCTGCGCTTCGGCGGCGGCCTTCTGGGCCTTGCCCTCGGCTTCCGCGACGGCCGCCACCTGGCCGCGCAGCTGGAGCTGCTCCATCGCCTGCTGCTTCTGCTTGGCCTCTTGGTCCGGCGGCGCCAGCATGGCGTCCACGGCCTTGACCATCTCGCCCTTGTGCGGGCTCGAGGAGTTGTCGAAGATGGCCTTGAGCAGGACCAGGAACGGCGCCGACTCGTTGGGCACCAGCGACGCCAGCTGGGTCAGTTGCTGCTGCTCGAGTTCGCGCGCCATCATGCCGAGAGATCCAGAAACGCGGAATCCCGGGTCTTCTGGGAAATTCTGCGGGTCGAACTGCATGTAGCGCAGCAGGACCTTCTGGACCATCGGCTCGAGCCAGTTGCGCTCGATGTTCTGCATCGTGCGACGTGCGCGCTTGATGAACGCGCTGGCATTGAGCGCGTTGTTGGTCGGCGACGAGTTCTGCGAGAACGCGCTGGTCGGGTCCATGGCGCCGGTCGCCATCTGGACCATGCGCTCGAGATCGGCCGTGCTGTTGAACGTCGCCGGGTTGAGGTTGCCGAACGTGAACGGCTGGAGGATCTCGCCCGGATTGCCGGTCGTCGGCCAGAACTTGCCCGGCCAGACGCCCAGGTTCATGCCGCGCGGGAGTCGCGTCACGTCGCCGGCCACCATCGGGTGTGAGATCAGCGCCATCGTATCGACGCGGGCGCGAAGCTCGGCGTCCAACGCCTTCTGCGGCTGGTAGCCTTTCTCGGCGACTCCACGGCCCCAGAAATAGTTGGGCACCGTATCGTGCTGGTACGCGATGAACGAGCGATCTTCCTGCCAGAACGGGTTGGCCTTGGCGCCGATCAGGATGCCCTTGTTGGCGATCGTGACGATGGCCTCTACCAGCTCGTCTTCCGGGTCCTGGCCCTCGAACAGCAGCTTAAGCTTCTCGTCGTCTTCGGCCGGCGCAAGCGCGCGGGCCAGGTACTGGGCCGGCACCAGCCCGTGGTACTCGGTGATGTACGCCGACAGCCCCTGCGGGAGCTTGAGTGACAGGCCCTCTTCCTTGGTGTCGCCGGGGGACTCGCCTTCCCACGCCGAGACGTTGGTCTGGAAGTACTTGCCGTCTTTCTGTCCGCGGCGGATCTTGTGCAGCGGAACGATGGTCTCATGGGCCATGCCGAGCATGGCGTCGATGTCGTCGGTCGTCGGGTCAGGCACGAACTCGTAGGGCTCTAGCGGGATGACCTCGACCAGCACTTCCTCTCTGGTCGGCTCGCCTGGCTTGCCCTTGCGCTTGATGACTTCGACGTTGATCTTGCCGACGCCAGTTCCGTAGACCGCGCCAATCAGAAACGCCTTGGAACACGCGCTAGGCACGTCGGCCTGCGTCAAACGCTCGAGCAGGAGATCGCGCGACTCGAGGAGCTTGTTGCGCTGCTCTGGGTCCCTGGCCTCGACTACGTCCTGGCGCACGTCGATCCACTGCTCGCGGCCGAAGACGGCCTCCTCGATCTCTGCGATCGTGGAGTCGACGGCCTGCATCGTAGCCGGCGCGACCAGCTTGGAGCGCTCGCTCTTGCGGGTCTTGTCGTTCTCGGAGAACTGCGCGCGCCACAGCCGGTAATACTCGTCCCACCGCTCCTTGTGCTGGGTGTCGCGGTGGGTGCGCCAAGCGTCGACCTTGGCCATGACCCAGCTGGAGAGCGCCTGGCCAGGAGCCGTAGGCGGCGGGGTCGTCGTCTCCGGGGTTTCCTGGTCAGTTACGATCGACATAGTCAGTAGCCCGCCACTCGGTCAAAGGGTTCCCATTGGGTGTCGAGGCCGGTGAACTCGTCCATGTAGACGGTCGTGGCCATCTGGTCTACGTAGGCCAGCGCATCGAGCAGGTCGTCGTGCGAGCGCGGGTCCGGGAAGTCGATGGCCTCTTCGATGAGGCGCCGGACCCACGGCCCCGGATTGAGTCGTATGCGCCCCTTCTGGAGACGGCCCTGGAGCGCCCACTGGATGCGATCAGGCTTGCGCTTGTTGCCGTGGGTCAGAGGGATAACCTCGAGCCACCGGTTGTACTCGCGCATCACGTCCGTCAAGTAGGGCAGGATGGCCAGAAGGCCGGTGCCCTTCTCGATGCCGATCTTCTGGGCGCCGCAGCTGCGCGCGGCCAGGAGGATCTCGAGCGCCGTCTGGCGCGCGTCCCACTTGCCGTACTTGATCTCCTTGACCCACCAGCCGCTGGCGGAGACCTTGGCGATGCAGATCGCCGTATGGTCTCGCTTTTCCAGGTCCTTCGCACGATGCGTGCCGGTAGTCGCGAAGCCAGCAATGTCCGCAGTGATGACCCAGACGCCGTCCGACGGCTCGTTGGGGTCAAGGACAAACTGTTCTTCGGAGAAGAACTTGCCGCCGTGGGCGATGAAGTTCGCCTCGATCTCCTGCGACAGCAACTGCGAGCTTAGGTCGGCAGAGACGCTCTCCAGCTCAGCGCGGCGCAGGAACGGGTTGGTCTGGGAGTGGTAGTGGAAGACCGCCCAGTCCTTGGACACTTCCGCGCGCTTGTAGAGCTCATAGAAGTGGTTTTTCCCCTTCGGCGTGCCGATGAAGAGCGCGCCGCCTTCCGCGTCCATCAGAGCCGGTCGGATGATCTCGCCCCACACGCCAGGGTCCATGTCGGCGTACTCGTCAAGGACGACGTAGGCTAGGCCGATGCCGCGCAGAGAATCCCGATTGTCGGTGCCCTTGATGCGGATGCGGCGCCCGCCGGCAATCTCGATGACGCAGGTGTTCTCGTAGGACTTGACCGCGTCGCCGAGTGGCTCAAGCCCCTTCTTGAGGCGGCTCCAGAGATTGGTGCGCCCTTGCTCGAACGTCGGAGCGACGTACCAGACCTCTTTTTCCTTGTCTGCGTCCAGGCCGCCAACGGTGGTGTCCTGGAGCGACGCCACGTAGAGCACGGCCTTGGCCAACTCGGTCTTGCCCCAGCGGCGCCCGGCAACGACGACCTTGAAGCGGGCCGGGTCGTTGAAGACGCGCTGCTGGTACTCGTGGAGCTGGATGGCCAGCTCGGCCATAGGCTACCTGCCGAGGTTGAGAACGCGGCGCTCACGCGCGCGGCGTTGAGCGCGGGGCCGGGCTGCGACGGACGCGCCGTAGGACGGCACGTTGAACGTGATGGTGGCGCTGGTGCCCCAGCCGGTGCCGTCATGGACTCGGTAGTCAAACGAACACGCCAACGCGGCGTTAGTCGGGTCCATACCGGCCCAGCCAGTCGGGTCGATGACGCAGCCAGCCAGCGTGCCGTTGGTCGGGTTGCTGTACTCGATCTGGTCGCCTGCCGCGAGATCGGCGGTCGAGGTCGGGCGGTTGCCGGTAGGGACCAGCGTACCGGCCAGGTCGACGTAGGCCGCTGTGGAGGCCGGGGTCAGGGGTACGACGACCAGGTCGGACAAGCCATCGCTGTTGGTAACGATCAGGTTCTGGTCGCCGTAGCGCAGGCTGCCGAGCGACACCGCCGCGCAGGTGATGCTGGTCGTGCTTTCGCTGTTGATGGTCTGCGCGACGCCTCCCAAGGTCACGGAGTTGCCGCTGCTGCTGAAACCCGTGCCGGTGATGGTGAACGTCTGACCCACCTGCACCGTGTCGACTGCGGTGATCTCCGGCGTTCCCGCGGCCTCGTCGGGCGCCGCGCGCAGCACCGCGACGATCGAATAGTCGAGCGCCGTGCCTGCGCCGCTGTTGTCGAAACTCGACGCCCCGACGTTCGCGGCCGTCGTCTGGATCGCGTAGGCCGACGTCATCGTCAGGCCCGATCCGGTGCTGATCTGCGTCTCGTGCAGCTTGGTGGAGCCGGCCGGCGCCGTGAACGACGCCCCGCCGATGTTGTCGTGCCACTTACCGCCGTAGATGACGAGGCAAGCGTCCTCGGTCGGCGTGCCCGGCGAGCCGGTCGCGATGTCGTTGGACACCGACCCGTCGCCCGCCGTCGCCACGTCCTCGACCGCGCTGGCAAGAGTGTCATGCAGGCCGCGGAACACGCTGATGTGCCCGGCCATGGCCGACGACGAGCCCGAGCGCGTGAACGTCGGCGTCGCCTCGCTGGTGCTGGTCGCCTTCTTGCGGAAGAAACACTGCCCGTTCGACGCGGTCGTCGTGAGCTTTTCCCAGCCGCTCGACGCGGTCGACCAGGTGTCGCTGGTGACGCGCGACGCCACCTGCGCGATGAGCCAGTCGCCGATCGAGTACTGGCCGGCCGGCGGCGCCGGGGAGATGGTCGTGCCGCTCGCCGCCGTGACGCCCGTGCCAGAGGCAACGTAGCTGATCGTGCCCGTGCCGGCACCGCCGCTCGGGGCGCCGTCGCCGCCGATGATCAGGTAGATGCCCTTCCGGGCGGTCGCGTCGGCCTTCGAGAAGGTGAGCGTGGCACCGTCGGAGGTCCACGACGATACGGTCGCCTCGAGCGCCGTGCCGCCCGAGGTGTTCAGGACGCGCACCGCCTGCGTGTTCGAGGACTGCGACCGCGCGTGATTCGTCGAGGTCGCGGCGCCGTCGTTCTCGCTGTTCGAGACGCACGCATACTGCGTCGTCCCGGTGCCGCTGTTCTCGCACGCGATGCCGACCGAGAGCGCCGTCGCTTCGCTGCCGGTGTTGCCGGTGTCGACGGCCGTCAGCAGCGTCATCGCCGTGAACAGCACCTGACCGGCCTGCGACAGCCCCGTGATCGACACGTCGCCGACGCTGGTCGGGCTCGTCAGCACGCCCGCCTTCGCGCCCAGCGCCGTTCCCGAGGTCGACCGAATAGAGATGAAGATGTAGTGGTTGGTGTTGGAAACGTCGAACGTGATGGTGAACGTCGTCGCGCCGACGCTGCTGATCGTGCCCGCAGTGACAAACGAGGTCCCAGTGCCAGGGACCGCAATCGCCTGCGTCGTGCTGATGCGGCACGACGAGTTGACGGTCGCCTGCGTGTTCGCGCAGCCGTGCCAGCCGACGCAGCACTGCGACGCAGCGGTCCAGAAGCCGATTCCGACGCGGGCCTGGCCGTTGTTCGCACCGGCAGGCTGCCCGACCGTGAGGCAGATGATCGCCTCCGGAGCGGCCGAGAGCCCGTGCGTGACCGATCCGCCGGTGCCGGTGTTCGCGTGCGATGCGACCGCGGTCTCGATGTCGCCGCTGAGGTTCAGCAGCTTGATGATCTCGGCCGCGCTCTGGTCGGTCCACGCGAGGCGCGTACCGTCGGCGATCAGCGACATGCCCGCGTCGCCGTCGGTCGAGGCCCCCGTCCGCATGGACGAGTAGCCCTGCGTCGCGCTGGAGGCGTACGCGCCGGTGTTCGTCGAGACCGCGTCGTTGTTGCTGATCGCGATGCCGGCGTCGCCGGCGCCGTTCGCCGAGACCGCGCCGACATTCAGCGTGACTCCGGCCGTGTTTGTATTCTCGGCCGTCGTGCGGCCCGCGAGCGCCAGCCCGAGCTTCGGCGTCGCTCCCGCATGCGCGCCGGCGTCCGTGAAGTCCTGATTGAAGGTCGGCGTGCCGGACGCCGCGGCCGCGGTCGTGATGGATGCGCGCAGTGTCACGTTCCAGCATTCCTCAGGCCACGGGGCTTCACGGTCTGGTACGCGGTGTTCGAGGTGTCGACCGCCGCAGCGGGATTGCCGACCGCCTCGTACAGCCTCCACTCGTCGTAGTAGCAGACGCGCTGCGCCGGCCAGTCGCCTGGGATCGACCCGGACGGGGCGCCCTGCGCTTGGCCGCAATAGATGCCCAGGCAGGCATACGGCCCAAACGTGTCGTTGTAGGCGTTCGGAATTCCGATACGCGAAACGACGAGCACGTCGTTGATCCACACCTGCAAGATGCCGGCGGTCGTGTAGTGCGGGCGATACCGCACCACGAAGTCGGTCCACTCACCCGTGGCGATCGCGCCGCAGTCGATGGCGACGTTGCTGTCGTACTGCAACGTACCGGCTGCGGCCGATTGCGAAAGCGTCTGCACGACCCAGTGCCCGCGCGACAGAGCCCCGCCGGCACCGTTTGGGTTGTTGATTTTGATGTTGAGCGGCGGATTGCGGCTCTGATCGACCCCCGCGTCCGGCGTGTCGTGCCACTGGTGCAGGATCTCGAAGTGTCGCCCTAGCGCGGAGCCGGCGACCCACTCGGGGTCTGCGTCGCTGCCGTCCGGCAAATAGATCGAGAAGCCGGCCCAATACTCGCGCCCGAGGCGCGTGCGGCCGTCCCAGCCGGTCGTGCTCCACGGACGCAGCCTAAGCTCGTTGCGATGTGGGGCTTGTGTGCCGTTGCTGATCGAGTACCACGCAGAGCCGTTGTGCATCGTGAGCTGCATACGGGCACTGCGCTGCGTGCCAGAGCCGGTGTTGTAGCGGCTGTGATTGGTTGATACAGCCAAGGTCGTGTCTTGGCCCGTATTGAAGTCGTCAGCGATGGACCAGCGCTTGCCGTCTCCGCTGGTCTTCGACGAATCCAGGGGCGTCGCGTTGAAGTCGTCGTAGTGCAGCGCAATCATCGTCACGTCGCCGCTGGGCGCGGCGGACGTGGTCCCGGACGCCGCCGAGCTCTGCGCCGACGTGTTGGGCGTCTCCGCCGCGTCCGTGGCCGAGACCTTGTACCAGTAGGTCGTCGACGCCGTGAGCGCGGTATCGGTGAAGCTGGTGAGTAGCGTCGTTCCGATCGACGAGTACGTCCCCGCCGCGCTGGTGGCGCGGTAGACCGTGTAGTATGCTACGCCCGACTGCACATCGGTTGACGCGGTCCACGAGACCGTCAGGCTCGACTGGCCGCCCACCGCCACCGATACGTTGGTCGGGACCGTGGGCGCGGTCGTATCGCCAGGCGGAGCCGAGCGATACCAGCCGTCGGGATCGAGGGCCAGCGTAAACGACGCGGCGTTGGCGTTCTTCGCCACGCGCCTTAGCCCACGCCCTCGATCTGCACCGTCGTCGCCGCGGCCCCGAACGCCATGCAGCGGACGTGGGTACACGTCTCGCCGTCCGACGCCGCCGGAACGACGTAGGGACCGGAGCCAGCGGTCCAGAGGACGCTATTGGCGTCCGCCGCGGCGGCGCTCATGCCCGTCTTGCCGAACCGAATCCAGGTGGCGTCGGTTACGCGAATCTCGACGAGCCGCTTACCTGACGGAAGCGTGGCCTCCGCCGAGCTCGAGCCCGTGGCGGGCGCCGAGATGTTGACGCGATTGCCGTCGGCAGAGTAGATCGGGATAGGCTGGCCCGCGGCGTCCGAGATGGCCGTAGCGGTAGCGATCTGGGTCTTGGCGGGCGTAGCCATGGCCTACTCCTTAGGCGTAGAAGACTTCGGAGTTGGGCTTGAGGACCGCGATACGGACCGTGGTCGAAGCGAGGTTCACGGCGCCGGCCGTGTTGTTCAGCAGCGTCACCGTGACCGTGTTCGCGGCCGTAACCGCGCCGACCACGACGGCGTCCACCGTATCCACGCCAAGCGAGGCGATGACGAAGTCGCCGAGCGCAGCGCCCGTGACCGTCACATCCGAAGACGCGAACGTGCCGGAGCCCGTCGCGGCGTCACCGAGATCGAGCGTGCCCTGATAGGTGAGGACCTCGCCGAAGACCGAGGCAAACTGGAAGCGATTGCGAAGCGTTGCCATCGGTTAGCCCTTGTCGTTCTTGGTGGCGGGCTTGCGCTCGCCGTTGCTCTGGTAGAAGCCCTCGATCGAGTTCTCGATGTAGTTGAGACCCGAGGACTTCTCGGTGATCGTCGGGACCTGGTCGGTCCGCTCCTGATTTTCGCGCTTTGCGCCCGTGCTCATGGCGTTTTCTCCGAGACGACGGCCTTGTGGGGAGATGCCAGGGCGACCGCCGTCTTCTGTTCGCCGTGGGTCAGATTCTGGATGGTGATCTTGACGTCAGTATCGCGCGCGTTGTCGGGATCGTCGCCCTTCGGAGACGCGAGCATCTTGTCCAGGAGGACCTTCATCACCTTGTCGTTGCCGGCCAAGGCCATCTTCACGGCCTTGTTGTAGATCTTGATGCCGTCGCGCGTGAGCTTGTTGCGCAGCGCCTCCTCCAGCTCGAGCCGAAGGAACGTGACACGGTTCTTGGAGCCCTTCATGCGCCCGATCTGGCGCCGCGAGTCTTCGCCAGCCTGGAACGGCCGACCGACGGGCTTCGGAGCTGGGGCTTCCACGCCGCCGGGCAATACGACGTGCTTGGTAGTGTTGCTCATAGAAAAAGACCCGAGCCAGGGGAGCCCCGGCTCGGGGTTAGCGCTCCGGAGCTCGGTGGGAACCGAGCGGAGGGGAGGACGGGGGCGGAGCGCGAACGGCGCCAGGGGGGCTAGGTGGCCCCTCTAATTAGGCCCGTCCTCGGACTAAGAATTGGTCCCCCGGCCCGCACGCGCCCTCGGTTTCGGGGCTATTGCGACGGGCGCTTCCTCAAGAGGCGGGGGTTGATCGGTTTGCGGGGGCGCGGATTTAGTCACCGATGGTGACTCTTTGGCCGGTTCGGTGGCCGGTTGCGGGGCGAACGCAGCCGCCCAGAGCTCGCGGAGCCTGGCGCGAGTACCGCTCTCCCAGAGCGCCGCGGATTCCATCTTGTCGCGCTCGAGGATCTCGAAGACGAACTTGGGTTCGGTGGGCGACAAGGGCGTCAGGAAGACGCGCGCGTGGCGCCGGCCGGAGTTGCGCTCGACGGTGAACTCGACGCGCCAGAGCTTGGCGTCGTTCAGCGTCGGGCGGGCCTTGATGAGCTTCGTGATCTCCGCCAGCACAAAGCCGTGCTGGAGGACGTGCTCCATGTGCGTCGCGGGCAT